CTAATAAGGAATATTTTCTAGTTTTTCAATAAGTAATTTATCCATTTTCTCGGTGACGTGAGTATATACTTTTATAGTAGTTTGTTCATCTGTATGTCCTACACGTTTCATTATAGCTTTTAATGATATATTCATTTCAACAAGCAAACTTATATGTGTATGTCGAAATGTGTGCGTTGTAATATGTTTATCAAGATTTAGGCTCTTAGCTGCCATGGCTAAGAGTCTATTTATTTTATGTGAGTATATAGGGTTTCCACCTGTAGTAGTAAATATAAATCCTCTATCTTTATATTTATCAACCCACCTAGCCATTGCTTTATGCTCTAGTAAAACCGATTTTAATATATCACATGAACGTTTATTCAATGAAATCGTTCTGTGTGAACCTATAGTTTTTGCTGTATCTTTATAACCATAACCTTCGTCATTTTTTAACCAGTGTATTGTACCATTTACAGATAATGTTTTGTTTTGTAAGTCAATATCTTCAACTTTAAGCGCTTGTACTTCTCCTATTCTAAGTCCAGTTAATGCTTGTAATTCGATAATACTAGCAACAAGGAATTTCATCCTTTTGTTATTATATTTGCTGTTTAAAATGGTATCTCTAATTTCTAAAACAGTATTCATTTCCAAGTAATTAAATTGCTTTTTCTTTTCTTTTTCAATTTCTTCAATAGTTTTTGGTTTTTTTGGAATTGTAATAGTATCAAATTCTGTTTTTAGATTAGTTTTAAAATGACTATCAGCATACTTGATTATTCTTACAAACATATTTAATACTCTAATTGAAACTTGTGATGAATGATTATCAAATAATTTAATGACAAGATTTTGCATAAATGCATGATCTATTTTATAAAGTAATACATCTTTATTTATTGAATCTTTTAAATGATTGATTAATATTTTATGATTTTGTAACGTTGTGGGCTTAATCCCTGATGTTTTTGTGTGTAATTTATACCATTCAGTAATTACAGCGTGAAAAGTTAATTCCTTATTATCCCTAGAATAATCATTAATCTCTTTTTTTATCTTTTCTTCAAGTAATCTAATTGCTTCACGATTTGATTGTTTGTTGTTTGTATTTAGAACTACACTTGTTCTTCTCCATTTTGTAGTATAGGGGTCTTTAAACTTTTCATAGTATCTATATTGTGTCTTTCCATGTTTATTTTTAGTTTTTTCTACCCACATTTATATTCCTCCTAGATAGATTTAATGCCTACTAGACGATGTGTTTTACTTCTGTTTATTAACATTTCCAATCTTTTATAAGCTTCTAAATACGTTACCTTAAAATAATGTACAATCAGTTCAGCAGTCCACAACTCATTTGTAACAATTAACCTTTCCGGCATTCGCAATAATAAAGAAAACTTTTCAGCTTCAGCTTCTTGTTTAAAGTTGAATAGATGTTTTGTTTTATTTTGATTTCCAAAGTGTAAGTAAAAATGTGCAAACTCATGACAAAATGCTTTCCACATATTCTCATTACTGTCGTTTTTGATAAATATTACATCTCTATTCCTTACTTTCGCATATAACGTAATAGGGGAGTTATAGACCACTAAAATGTTATGAATATTGCTTAAAAACTCTATATTCAAATCACTGTTATCTAAAATTGTGTATGCAGTGATATCATTCACTATATCTTCGACTCTCATAAAATATCCTCCAAATCTAATCAAATGATCTAATTAATTTAATCACTTTGCCGATTATATTTACGTTGTTTATATCTTCAATAGAGTAGCTGGTGTTATTAATAGCAACATAGTTTGATAGTTTTTTTATTTCAAATCTATCTGATTCAATAAAATTAATTTCGGCAACAAATTGGTTAAAAGGAGTACCGTTCATTTCATCATTAATAACTACAATATCTTTATCGAACAGCAAAGGTTCAATATTGTCTGTGTCATCAAAGTAAATGATGATTGCTTGGTCGTTGTTTTCTATTCTTTTGTTATCTCTAGAAGTTGCAAAGCTTGATATTCCAGTTCTAAATTGTTTATATCTTTGTGGTATTTCAATTAATGTGTTTGTATTCATGTTCTATTCCTCCAATTTATAAGAACGTATGTTCGGTTTAAGTTTGAAATAAAAGCCGACCAAATATTTAGTGGTCAGCTAAATTAAAGTTATTATTGATTCCATAATTCGTCCATTTGGTTAGAATATTCTTCTTGTGATAAATCGCCATTTTCTAATTGGTCGAATAATTCTTCTTCTTTTTGCATATTACTTTCAAAATTCGGATCTCTGTCAGTAAATTGTCCAGTGTCTTCATTATAATTCCATCCAGGTTGCGAACCATCGTATCCACCTTGTTGTTCAGATAGTGGTGGTTGTTCTTCTGTTAAAACATTTTGCTCAGTTTGTTGTACTTGATTAGGTTGTTCTGTGGTTGTTTCTTCAACTGATTGAGGAATTTCTGTTGTATTTTCTTTAGTAGATTGTTCCTCTGTTTTTGATTCCGATTCATTTTTACTATCTTTGTTTTTATTTTCTTTATCAGTATCCTTCGTTTTTTCGTTTTCTTTTTTATTCTTGTCTTTATTATCTATTTTCTTAGTGGTTTCATTTTTAGATGGTTTTTCATCTTCTTGACTACATGCAGCAAGTAATAAAGTTCCTGTAAGCATTGCTAATAAAATTTTTTTCATTTACGCATCTCCTAATTTAAAATAAATTTTGTAATAAAGGTAATAAGGGAAATAAAATTAATAATAAACATCCACTATTAGTTTTTGTATCAATGTCATTACTCTTGCCTACGTTCAGTGTATTATCAGTATGTTTTAGGTCTTTATTTTTAAAATAATTTTCGATATAGGTATATTGCTTATTTAAATCATCATTATTTTTCTCCAATTTAGCAAATAATATCTTAATAAACTTAGTTGCTAAATATTCTTGGGGTTTAAGAAAATAGTTAATATCTTTCAAATAAACTTCGATTAAATCGTTTTTATCATTTTTGTCAACTAGTACTGGTTTTTCATAATACGTGTTCGCTTCAAAAAATTGAAAACGATAACTATCTCGAATACTATGATTAAAATGTGCTAATATATCATATCGATATAGTTCATTCATACCAATTAAATAAATGCTTAAATTTATATAAATTCTTCGTTTGATTTCATTCGGATTTTCGATTAAATAGTAATGTGATAATCTCTCAGAATAATGACTTGCAGTATCAAACTTATTCTCATTGATTTTTACATAAATATAAAAGTTATATATAAACTCTATTTTATCAATACCTGGTTCAGCATTTTCTACTACATTATATGCATCAATAATAGTGATACTATGGTGTGGGTAAAAATGGTTAATATATTCTGTTTCTTCTGTAACATTTCTACCTAATGAAGTAGCTTTATAAATCTGTGGTAAATCCAAATTATTTAAGAAACTATCATCTAAACTGTTAATTAGTCTATCAATTAAATCTTCTTTTTTTCCACTAAGCTTTAAATTATTTTCTCTCAATATATCTTTTAATTCAGTAACTTTTAGATAATTTAGTGAAATTTCAGGCTTGTTTGTAATAAAAATATAGTTATTATCAAGCAATTTTTTAATAGTTTCCATTACATCTATTCTATGCTCAAGAATAAAATTATGATGTTTGATTTCATTACCTAATTTCCTGTTAACATTTAAATGCAAAACCAACAAATCATAGACATTCAATTTGGTCATAGAACACCTCTACATTTTATTATTAAATAATATACCTTTATGCAAATTATAAACCAGAGTCTACTAATTTAGCGCAATCTAAAAATTAGTTAAAAAATATAAACTAACAGAGTGTTAGTTTATACTCTTTTCTATTGATCACCTTTAGCTTTTTTATCTTTCTCTATATAGAAGTCGGCTAAATCTGATAATTCTCGCATAATTTCCTTTTTACGGTCATCGGATAGTTCGTCCCAGCCTTCTTTGTCTGAAAACATCAAAACTTCAGCATCTTCAAGTAGGTTAAGTTTTTCCTTAGTTTTACGACCATGTAATTCATCTAATGTAACGTTAAATAGATCGGCTAATTTATATTGTATTGAAATATCTGGTGTTCTTATATTTCTTTCATATCCAGAATAAGTATTTTTAGCGACACCTATTTTTTTAGAAACCTCATCTTGTGTGAGTTTTTTAGATTTACGTAATTGTTTTAGGTTCGAACCTAACAAAGTAATCACCTCTATACATTGAATTATACGCAAAATGAGTACAAAATAAAGATTAATGTTAAAAAGTTCTCGAAAAGAGAATTTTATTGTTGACTGTGTACTCACAATGAGTTATACTCAATTTGAGAACAAGGAGGTGCTGGAAAATGAGTAAACTCAAACAAATAAGATTACAAAATAAAATGACTCAAAAAGATGTAGCAAACTTACTTAATATACCTAAAACAACATACATTGGATACGAGCAAGGCAGAAGAAAACTACCAGTTCCAATTGCAATTGAGTTAGGTAAAATATATAACTTAAACTGGGCTATTTTTTTTGACGACTATGTACTCAATACGAGAACTTTTCAGAACACATGATTTATTCGACTAACTAAATAATACGAAATAATACGTGAACATGATAGACCAGTCAGTTCACTGTTGACGTCCTACTAGAGCGTTTAAGAGCGAGAGTGAGCGACGATATGAGCCACGCTTAAATACATCTAACAGTCATTGCCAAGACTAAACGTTGTAATAGGACGTCAACAAAAGAAAAGGAGGATATAAACATGCCAAAAGTAATTTCACCACCTAATGAAACAAACACTTTAACAGGTAGAGAAAAATTTGTTGAACAATTATATGCAAAACCAAATCAACTGCATAAATTATTCGGGATAGGACGAAGTACAGTTTATAAACTGCTAAAAGATTATAACGAAGACAATAAAGGAGTCAAAGAATTATATGTAAGTTTATCAGCAACGTTGACATTAGTAGATATTCAGAAATTTAAAGAGTATCTGAATAGAAGACACAAAGAATGGATGTAAAGGAGAGGTTTAAAATGACAAACGCATTACAAATTTTTAATTTTTCAGATCTACCAGTAAGAACATTAACAAAAGGGGAGGACATCTATTTTATAGGTAAAGATGTAGCCGAAATATTAGGTTATAGCAGACCTACAAAAGCTATTCAAGACAATGTTGATTATGAAGATAAAGATGTAGTCCCAATCAAGGATTCCATCGGTAGAAGTCAAGATACACCTGTGATTAATGAATCGGGACTATACAGCATGATTTTAAGCGCTGCGAAACAAAGTAATAACAAAGCTATCAAAGAAAACGCACGTAAATTCAAAAGATTTATAACATCGGAAGTGTTACCACAAATTAGAAAAACTGGTTCATATCAAGTTAAACCTTTAACAACATCAGAACAAATTCAACTGATCGCACAAGGAAATACGGAATTAGACGAAAGAGTAACAGCCATAGAAGAAAGCTATCCAATTATGCATGGACAAGCAAAGCATATTCAACAATTAGTTGCTCGTAAAGTAGCAGAGATCGTTAGGAATAAATTCAATGGATATTACAAAGAAACATCTAAGAAATTGTTTGCAGAAATCTATAGAAGTATTAAAAAAATCTTCCAAGTACCAACATATAACTGCATACCAAGAGGGCAATATGAAGAAGCAGTAAAGTTTATTGAACAATGGCAACCCTCTTACGAAACAGTGTATCAACTAGAACTTAACCTTAAAGAAGCATAAAAAAATAACTGAACTAGGTGACCAAACCTAGCCCAGTTACACTCAATGACCAAATTGAGATTTTAGAACACATCATTTATTCGACCAAATGATGATAACTAAATAATACATCACATGATGTGAACTTTAAAGACGGAACAGTTAACCAAACACACGCATTAATCAATAAGGATTATAGAAAGAAGGAGAACTATATGGCACATGTAATCAAAAGGCAAATAGACAGAACAGGTATGACACAACAGCGATTGGCAGATATGGCATTAACAACAAAGAGCAACATGTCAATGATGATTAACGGTCAAAGAAATATATCGGCAGACACTTATAAAGCGTTAGCAACAAATAGTAATGACGGAGTTTTTGTAACTGATACCTTAAATGAATTTTCGGACGGTTTCTCAACACCTGCACACAGTGATCGAGTTTATTATGATCACCCAGGATTAATTAAGGACCAATTAATAGTTGAAATGTATGAAGCTATTGAGTCATTGAAAAACTGTAATTTTGGTAAACGACCAGAATATATGAATAGAGAAGAAAGAGAGAATGTATTGGAAACGATGTCTGAATGTAAAGATGTATTATTCCAAGGTCAAATTTTCTTAAATAAAACATGTGAACACATTAAACAAAACCCTAGAGAAGTAGCTAAAGCACATGAACAAAAATTGAAAATGGAACGCAGAATATAGGAGGTATTATATGAACATTTTAAAGTATCCGTTACTCACTTTAATCATAGTAATTGAGTTCTTTATTATAGCTAGTTTTTCGGTAACACCTATTGAACATGCTCTTATGTTTTGGCTTGTAACAGTTTTGTTTTTCGAAATGTTCGACCATGTATTCAACAGTTTGAAAAATGATGAAATTTAAAGGAGGGATCTAAATGTTAGAAGTAGGAGAACAAAGGAATTCAAATTTTTCATTACAGGGATTTTGGTTTGAAAAAGAAGTGATTTATTACGCTGAATATATTGATATGAAAATCAAATGTAATAGGACTGAGCGAACGGTAGTTTCAGCTTATTTTTCTTCAGCTGATGATTACGAAACACAGAAAGAAAACATTGTAGCAATGCTAAATGATTATTTGTTAGAAAACACGACCGAAAACGAAAGATTGTATAACTATTTGACCAGTAGACATTGGAACCATGATTTATTCGACTAAAAAAGACACCTCGACCAAGGTGTCCAAATAAGAAATAAGATTTGTAAATATTATACCACAGGAGGATATGGATATGGAAATCAAGCTTATTAAGTTAGTGCTAGATAACTTTAAAGGTGCTAAACACTTTGAATTAAACGCCGAAGGTAAAGACATTGTAGTTAAAGGCGAAAACAACACAGGTAAAACAACAATTGCCGATGCATTTTACTGGTTACTTTTCAACAAAGATAGTAAAGGTGCTACTAAATTTTCAATCAAAACATTAGATAGCGCAGGAGAAGAAATAAACAATTTAAAGCACAGTGTTTATGCAGTCTTAGATATTGACGGTAAAGAACAACATATTAAGAAAACTTATTCAGAGAAATGGACTAGAAAACGAGGGCAAGCGAAATCAACTTTCACAGGACACGAAACGGTATATGAATTAGGTGCTACAGAAGATGAATTAACACCTAAAAAATTAAAAGACTTTAATGAATTTATTAATTCAATCATCAGCGACGAACAAATTTTCAAACTAACAACTAATCCGTTTTGGTTTAACAGTTTAAAACAAGATGAACGTAAAAAGATATTAATGAGTTTAGTTGAAGAAGTGACAGACGAAGATGTAATTAATTCAGACAGTAAGTTAATAGAACTTAAAAAACTATTAGGTGACGGATCACTAAAAGATTTTAAGATGCGAATAAGTCGAAATAAGAAATCTATAAATGAAGATTTAAAGGCTATTCCAGTACGTGTAGATGAAATCAATCACAACATGCCAGACGTTCGAAAATATAACAAACAAGAATTAGAAGAAGAGTTAAATCAAATTAACAATCAAATCAAGCAAGTAGACATTGAAATTAAAGATGTAGAGAACGGTTTGGAAATTGAAAAAATAGAGAAAGATATCAAATCAAAAGAACTCGATATCCAGTATTTAAAAGATAATCACAATCATGGTAACAAACGAGAATTATCATCATTCATCAACCAAGATTCTGAACTACAAAGAGCCATTGCAACTAAACGTAGAGATTTAAGTAATTTAACAGCTGAACTACAAAAAAATGAAAGTGTAATAGAAGAACAAAACGAAAAATTCAAAGCATTAGGTATCAAACATAAAGAATTAGTAAATGAACAAAAAGAGTTTACGACAGCTACTGTATGTGATTGCTGTGGTCAAGATATACCGGAACATATGCAACAAGAAGGAATACAGAAAATGAAAGAGAATTATAACGCTGATAAGTCTGAAAGATTAGAGAAAATACAATCAGACGGTATTGAAATTAGAAATAAAGTAAAACAACTATCAGAACAAAACGATGAAATTGAATCAACTATGGAAGAACTGAAAGAAGAAATTGAAAAAGAAACAAAGAAAGTAGAAGAAGTAAAAGAAAATATCAAAAAAATCGAAAGCAATAATACAGATGTGAAAGATACAGACGAATACAAACGATTAGATAGCGAAATTAAAGCCCTAAAAGAGAAAAAGGGACAATCTATCCAAAGTATCAATGAAGACGTTGAAAACATCATTAAGAACAAAAAAGAACCACTAATTAACCAGAAACAAGAGATTAAACAAAAGTTAGATGATATCCAAGTTAGTCAACGTGCAGTAGATCGTATTAAAGAACTAGAAACTAAACAAGAACAATTAGCACAAGAATATAACGAATTAGAACATGCGACATTTTTAACAGAAGAATTTACGAAACAAAAAGTAAATCTGATGGAAGGTTCGATCAATGACAAGTTTGAAATTACTAAATTTAAATTGTTCGATGTGCAAATTAATCAAGGCGTTCAAGATGTTTGTATTGCAACACATAACGGCGTTCCATTTGATAGTGGATTAAATAACGCAGCAAGAATAAACGTCGGTTTAGATATCATAAACGCTTTATCTAAGCACTATAACTTCTACGCACCAACCATGATTGATAACGCTGAATCTGTTACTGACGTTCATAAAACATCATCTCAACAAATTCAATTAGAAGTAAGTAAGAAGGACAAAGCGTTAACTGTAGAAGTAATTTAATAATAATGGAGGAATTAAAATGACAAATCAAAATCAAGTAGTAGAGAAATCAAGTACAACATATGAGGTTAACGGTGAAACGGTTAAATTATCACCTTCAATAATTAAAAAATATTTAGTAAGAGGTAACAAAGAAGTTAATGATCAAGAAATTATGATGTTCTTATCACTTTGTAAATATCAAAAATTAAACCCATTCTTAAATGAGGCGTACATCGTTAAGTTTGGTGGAGATGCTCAAATTATTGTTGGTAAAGAGGCATTTATGAAACGTGCAGAGTCTAACGCTAAATACAAAGGTATTGCAGCTGGAATCATTGTAGAACGCAACAACGAATTACACGAAATAGAAGGTGCTGTAAAGCTTAAAAATGATGTTTTAATCGGTGGTTGGGCAAAGGTTTATCGAGAAGATAGAGAAATGCCAATTGTAGCTAAAGTATCACTTGATGAATACGATAAAAAACAATCTACATGGAAACAAATGCCATTAACAATGATTAGAAAAACAGCAATTGTAAACGCACTACGTGAAGCTTTTCCAGAAAATTTAGGTGCTATGTATACCGAAGAAGAGAGTATTCAACCAATCAATGTAAATGATGATGTTCAGCAAGAAATTAATCAAAATGCTAATAAAACAGCAATTGATATTCCGAAAGAAGAACCTCAAAAAGTTGAAACACCAAAACAACAAGAAAAAATAGAAGTTGAGCCTGCACAGTTTGAAGAAGTTAAAGAACCAAAACAAGCTAAACAATCAATATTCGATGAAGGACTATTTGGTAATGAAAATTAATTGTATAGGTAGTGGTTCCAGTGGGAACTGCTACCACATTACAGACGGTGAAACAGAAGTATTGCTTGAGTGTGGGTTTAACTTTAAGAAGATACAACAAGCTTTAAATTACCAATTAAAAAGCATTTCAGCATGTTTAATCAGTCATAGACATAATGATCATATTAAAGGGTTAAAAGAATTATTGAACTACGGTATCAACTGTTATATCGGAGAAATCGAAAAAGACGAACTGATAACAATAGATAAAAGGTATGACAACTTTAGATTGAAAGGTATTCAGCCTTTAGAACATTTCAAAATTGGAACGTTAACAATATTACCATTTGATGTGCAACATGACACAGGTCAGCCATTAGGTTATCTAATTCAGTCAGACAGTGGAGACAAGCTACTGTTTGCGACTGATACCTATTACATCAAATATACGTTTACAGGACTCACACACATGCTTATTGAGTGTAATAACAGTATCGAAATATTAAACCAAAATGTAGAAAATGGCGTACTAAATTCATCTTTGAAAAAGAGGATTAGAAAAAGTCATTTCAGTTTAGAGAATGTAATTGATTTTCTAAATGATTGTGATTTATCGAGATTGAAAGAAACATATTTAATTCATTTATCTGATAGTAACTCAGACGAATTATTGTTTAAGAAATGTATTCAGAAAGTTACTGGAAGACCAGTATATGTACTTTAAGAAAGGAGGATTATCATGAAAGAACAGCCTAGTTATTACTCAATATTAACTGCTGATGTTAGGTATAGCACATATATAAACGATAGTGAGAAAGTTCTGTTTTCTGAAATAACTGCTTTAAGTAATAAAAACGGATTCTGTAGTGCTTCCAACAAGTATTTTGCAGAACTTTACAACGTAAATAAAGATACGATCTCTAGAAGAATAAACAAGTTAAAAACAAATGGATTCATTGATGTTGAAATCGAATATAAAGATAAACAAATAATAAAAAGAAGAATTCACCCATTGTCGCAAATCAATAGAGGTATAGTGACAAATCAAGATAGGGGTATCTTGAATCCACACGGTAAGGGTATATTGCCAAATCACGTAGAGAATAATACAAGTAATAATACTACAAGATTAAATAATACAAGAAGAATAGATATATTGTCGGGCAATCCGACACCAGCACCCTATAAATCTATAATTCAGTATTTGAATACTAAGACTGGCAAACAATATAAACATACATCAAAGAATACGCAAAAATTAATTAAAGCAAGAATAAACGAAGGATTCACAGAAGAAGATTTCAAACATGTTATTAACGTAAAAGTAGAACAATGGATTAACGATCCTAAGATGTCTGAGTATCTAAGACCGACAACGCTATTTGGAAATAAGTTCGACACTTATCGAAATGAATTATCAAAAGAAATAGCTGATGAAGATAATCCATATCTTAAATATATGAATAATTGAGGTGATTAAATGAATGGTCTATTCAATCCAAAGTTAGCAAATAAGTTAGAACAAAAAATGCAGCCTAAGTTATTAGAAAAAGGTAAATGTGGGCAATGTGGTCGTGATTATGAGGAATACCAATTTAAAAATGGTTATACCTACAGACTAGGTTGTGACTGCGACATGATTAAACATGGAAAAGAGTTAACACGTAATTTCAAGCAACGTCAAAAACAAAAAGAAATAAATAAAATTCTAAGTTTTTCAAGTGAGAATGAAGAAACTAAAAACGCTACTTTTGAAACTTACATTCCAGAAAATCAAAACCAAGAAAAAGCAAAAGTAATCTGTGAAAGATATGCCAACTCATTTGATAAAGATAATAAGCAGTCGCTTTTATTACAAGGCTCATTTGGATTAGGAAAATCACACTTAGCAATGTCGATTTTAAAAGAAGTGAAAGAAAAAAATTATTCAGTACTCTTTATTAATTTAACTGAATTGATTTCGAAGTTTAGATCTACCTTTGATAAAGATAGCGAGTATTCAGAAACGGATTTAGAAAGAGCGGTAGGACAAGTTGATTTAATGGTTTTCGATGACTTCGGTATGAATGTAACAGATTATGGCATGTCAAAACTATTTCAAATTGCTGAAAGTAGAGTAGGAAAGCACAACATCATAACAACTAATCTATCAGTCAAAGAATTAACGAAAACAAAAGACCAACAAAGATTATTTAGTCGGTTAATGTCTAACACCACTGGCATTACTTTGGAGGGTGACGATTACCGAATGAAAGGATTTAGAAGTCTAAAGTAATTAACAGGAGGAACTTAAATGATACCAATCACAGTTGAAGACATTATTACACGGTTGAATTGCAGTGAAGCATACGCTCGAAAATTTATGAATTTATGTAACTTCGACCAAGCATTAATCAGAAGTGAACTCGCAAGACAAATTCATAAAAGAGAAACAACACCAGCAATCATAATTAATAAACCAATGGAGGTAGTAACAATATGATCAATAAAGCAGTATTAGTTGGCCGATTAGTACGTGATCCAGAATACCGAACTACACCAAGTGGAGTTCAAGTAGCAACATTCACATTAGCAGTTAATCGTACTTTTACTAATCAGCAAGGAGAACGTGAAGCAGATTACATCAATTGTGTTGTATTTAGAAAAACAGCAGAGAATGTAAATCAATATCTATCTAAGGGTAAGTTAGCAGGCGTTGATGGAAGGTTACAAAGCAGAAGTTACGATAATAAAGAAGGACAAAAAGTATATGTTACTGAAGTTGTTTGCGATAACGTTCAATTCCTAGAGCCTAAAGATAGTCAAAATGGCTCAAATTCATATCAAAATGGAACGAGTTATCAAAAGGGTAACAACTATACCCAAAATAACCAAAACGTCCAACAGGGGCAAAATAAAGTGAAATACGACCAACAAAATAATCCATTCAACAATGGCAGTAATTTTAATGATGACGATTTACCTTTTGACTAAATTTTAGAACATATCCTTTATTCGACGAGGTGCGAAATATGACAACAAAACCGATTTTTAGGTTATCAGATGCAGTTAAACAAAACTATAAGTTAAAACGTCCGTTAATTGACCAATTTCAGACGTTTATAGCAAGTATTAAGCAATCTGGACACTATATAAACGATACAGATGCTTTGCAGTGGTTTTTAAGAAAGAACGATGTATATGGATTTATCTTATACATCGGCATGACCACTGAAAATGAAATTAGAGTAACGATGTCAGTTGAAAAGCAAAGATTGGTTTCCAACAGAAAAAGTTTAAACAAACTAAATGACCAAAGTTAATGAGATAAGGAGTAGTTGAAAATGATTAATGAGTTAGCAATTCGGTATAAACAACCATTTCATGAAGACAATATTACGATTGCAGAAAATCATAATGTACCAAAAGTGATTTATAGATCAAGAATATTAAACGGCTGGAATATTGATGAGGCGATTCATGTATTTCCATCACATGACGAACTTCTAAAAAATGATTTAAGAAGTGACGACCTTAAATTCACTGGTAGTCATATAGATAATTTGAATCGAATTTTAATAAAAGAAGAAGAAAAAAGACGACAAGTCTATAAAGAAAAATATGCAAAACCTAAACCATGGATTGAAAAATACCCACAAAAAACAGAATTTGGAGATTATGCTCAACTACTTTTTCAAGAATGTTGTGGGAGTTGGTCCAAATGATTACAAAAATTAGTGATGAAAATTTATGTTTTGAAGTTGGTAAAAATAATGTCGGTTATATCACTGAATGGAGAGTTGATGAAGATGTAGTCGATATCTTCAGAATAGCTGATGAGAACAACAAATTAATAGCATTTAAAGGATACGTAAACAAGCAATACCAAATTGAAAAAGCAAAAGTTGCAGGTATTAAAAAGCAACTAAGCATTTTTGATATATAGGAGGAATGGATATGAGAAATACATTAGGAGATTTAAATAACCATTTATTTGCTCAATTAGAAAGGTTGAGTGATGAAGATATAAAAGGCGAAGAATTAAGAGAAGAAGTTAACCGATCTAAAGCTATTATGGGCATTGCAAAAAATATCATCGATAACGGGAGTTTAGTATTAGAAAGTCAAAAATTTATTGATGAAAAATTCAATGAAAATGACAGCTTACCTAAGATGTTGGACGGTGGTAAAAATGTCTAGCAAATACACAGAAGAACAAACACAATTCATAAAAGATAACGTGAAAGGAACACCTTTTAAAAAGCTAACTGAAATGTTTAATGAAAAATTTGGTACTAACAAAAGTACTGGAACAATAAGTTCCTTCTGTGGAAGAAACAAATTAAGTAATGGTTTGAACACTCAATTTAAAAAAGGACATCAATCATGGAATAAAGGTGTTAAAGGAGTACATGCACCAGGTGCTGAAAAAGGGTGGTTTAAAAAAGGTAATGAACCTATAAACACAAGACCTATTGGAAGTACTTTAGTCGGCAAAGACGGATATCTACTAGTGAAAATAAAAGATAAAGGCGCTCGTAAAGAAATGTGGAGACCAAAACATGAACTGATTTGGGAAGAAGCAAACGGACCAAAACCAGATAAACATGTCATTATCTTTGCAGACAGAAATAAAAGGAACTTTGATTTAAATAATTTAATACTTGTTAAGCGATCAGAACTATTGAAATTAAACCGACAACATTTGATTTACGACAATCCAGAGTTAACACAGGCTGGTTTAACTATCGTGAAGATACAAGAGAAACTACAAGAAGTCGAAGTATAAACATTTAGATTTTACGAGGAATTACATGAGTTGGAACGAAATATTTATAAGGAGCGTAGGTAGTATGGAGTATGAATTAAAAAAATCACTCTTAACTGCTAAATTGATTCATGGATTAAGAGTGATGAAAAAATGAATATTAGTGGTTATTTCTCTTTGCTAATAGCAATTTTGCCGTTGAATATAGGCCTAGCAATCGCAACATTCTGTGTGTTGGTTGAACTAACTGAGGATAGATATTTCTTAATAATGTTAATGACAGTAATGGTCTTTTTAATTTCAACTCTAATAACAGGCTATCTTTTAATGCTAACTGGATTATTTCTATGAATAGATCATCGATTTCATCACTAGCCTTTTGGATATCTTTTGATGCTTTTCTATAATCAAAAGACCCAGGTTCGTATCCACTATGACTGTACATTTTATTTGATAAAGGTATGTATTGATAACGTAAATTAGCTAATTCAGGACTTAAATATTTTAATTTTTCATAAAGTAGATTTTTTAATTTATCCTCACTAAATGAACCGACGAATACAGACCATTTCACTGCATTAGGATTAAACTCATATAAAATTTCGATTAATTCAAAATAGAAATTTTCATACCTTTGAGCATATATTTCAAGTTTATTTTCTCTATTTCTTGAAAAAATAGTGAAGACACCCGCAAGAAGTGTTCCTGAAATAGTACCAATTACAGTTATTATTTGAATGATGATTGTTTTGTCCAAACTTTTTCTCCCCTTTACACATAGATAAATGAATTATACCAGAAGTGGAGATATTTAATATTAACAAATTAAGGAAACCGAGTTGATACCAGAATGACAAATGGTTGAAATTGATAAACCGTATAAAAAAAAGAAAAAGAGGGACAATTAACCATATTCGATATATAGGAGGACTAAAACATGCCAACAATAAAAACAAAGAAAGAAATGAATTTAGGAGAATTACTTTGTTGGGCGATTGACAACAAAGAACAAGCTAGATTTAGAGACTTTAGTAGTAAAAATATGCGAGTGAGATTTAATGATAGTGCAAAACCAGAAATTATATTTGATAAACAATTTTTGCCGATTTATGAAACATTTATTGTGAAGACTAAAGAACCAATCACAGAGAGTACAGTAATTCCTAGGGTGTTAATTAGAAATGTTTTAGGAGATTGTGGAATTTTAAATGATGTAACTATTAATAATCTCAATCACTTGATTATACAAGTTTATCTAATGAATGATGACGATACAATCGGTCAACTTATTTGGACTCGTAAGGAAGGGCTGGTGGAGTAGATGGAGAAATTGACGGGAACGTCTTTGGCTGGAACTTCAATAACTAGACAAAGAATAGAAAATGATTATTATGCAACGCCTATAGAAAGTACGCAAGCCTTATTAAGTAACGAAGCCTTTTGTGGAAATATATTTGAGCCTTGTTGTGGACAAGGTCATATATCAGAAGTATTAAAAAAAGAAGGATACGAAGTTTTTTCTAATGACTTGGTTAATAGAGGATACGGAGAAACATTTAAAGATTTTCTGAACGATGAATTTATTACTTACGACAATGTTATTACAAATCCACCATATAAATACGCTAAGGAATTTATCGAAAAATCACTGGAAATAACGACAGGTAAAGTAGCAATGTTTTGCAAAATACAACTGCTTGAAGGTGTTCAGAGAAAAGAATTATTTGAAAATACACCATTAAAAACTGTACATGTATTTACACGTAGACAAAACCCATTAAGAAATGGTTCGGAATTTGATGAAAATGGTAAAAAATGGGCTAGTACAATGTGCTTCGCTTGGTTTGTTTGGGAACATGGATATGAAGGGACACCGAATATAAATTGGATATAAAGGAAGATACGCTATGCCAACAATAAAATATACAAAAGAAGACATAAATAAGTTAGAGAATGAACGAGATCAGTATAAACTACAACGTGACGAACTTATCGAGGACTTATCAAACTATCGCAGAGTCTTAAAAGTATTTGCGAGATTAATCAAAGGCAAATTGGCTATCAATGCTAGTGATAGATATATCCAGTACCAACATATGTTAGATGATATAGGTATCAATACTGATGAGTTGGAGGCTGATTAAATGCCAAAGAAAAACTATGAAAACATGTGGCACATGTTAAAGGAAGAATTATTGGCTGAGCATCCATTTTTAGTAAAAGGATGGAATTCTACAAATGGTGAAGGCGAACATGCTGAAATGTGTAAAGTGAATGAAATACTTGAGTTTATGGAAGAATTAGATGGCACACATGAATTTAGTAATTTACTACATGACATGAATAGGGAGGACAAATAAATGAGTTATTACTATAAAGCAAATGAACAAAAATCATTCGAGATTTTAAGATTATTACACAAAATGCGTAAGCATGAAACTGCAGTATTAGATTGGTTGAAAATCAAGTTCGAAATGCATGAAGATGGTACGTTTAATGTTTTTGACGAAGTACCCGATTTTACAGATGACATTCTTCGTGATAATCCACACCTTAAAAATCTTGTAAACAAGACGAATAATAGACTAAACAAACGAAATAAAGAATCTAAAGAGTTAATAAGCGATTGGCAAGAATATAAAAAGCAACAAGGACTAAGTGTAAAAGGAAGTTATCCAAGAATGAGTTATGTATTTACGTTAAGAGATTTGTTCCGATATGGTTCGATCAGTCCATTGTTTGATAAAGAAAACCAAGTAGTATATTTCAAGACTTCTGAGCAAAGTAACCATGAAACGTTGGAAGAAATAACAATGAAAGAATATAACTTGAAAGAAATTGAGTTAGATGAAAGTGAGGACGAATAAATGAAAAACCTAAACATCAAATTACTATCAGACAACGCAACAATTCCAACTAGGGCTTACGGTGTGAGTGCAGGACTTGATATATATGCAGCAGAAACAGTAGTTATTGAACCACAAGAAAAGATATTACTTGCTACGGATATAGCAGTCGATATCCCAGAGGGGTATGTAGGGCTATTGACTAGCAGAAGTGGTGTAAGTAGCAAGACACATTTAGTAGTTGAAACAGGCAAGATAGACGCAGGATACAACGGTCATATGAAAGTGAATATTAAGAATGATTCAGTAGTGCTAGTTCCATGTGGAATGGTTACAAAAAACATTATGAATATTGAAGGTGTCGTGATGAAATCAGAACCTGAAGAAAGTTTTTGTTTAGGCTCTTACGCTATCAACAAAGGCGACAAAATAGCACAGTTGGTTATCGTACCAATCGTTACACCAGAAGTAAATGTTGTAGAGGAGTTTGAAAGTGAAAGTGAGAGAGGAACAAACGGTTTTGGATCAAGTGGATATTAAGGGTGTCGAAATCGAGGCGGTTAAAAATAAAGATATTGTAGATAAGGTACGAGAAATACTGAATAGGAAGTGATTAGATGATACCTAAATTTAGAGCATGGGATAAAGTCGATAAAAAAATGATAGAAGATGTTGCCAGTATTTATTTTAAAGCAGAAATGATAGTAACAAGAAACTTGTGTTTTTATCCGTTTAAGGATATTGAATTAATGCAATCAACAGGACTTAAAGATATTAACGGTACAGAAATATTTGAGGGGGATATAACAAAAGTACATGAGTTTGTTGATTTTGGTGGAGTTGAAGGAGAAAAAGAAATAATAGGTGTTATTAAATACGGTCGCGTATATGAGTGCCCAATAAAAGAGTGGTATTTGAAAACTAAATTTTATTACACTCCACTTGCTTGCATGAATTTACACGAAGAAAGTTTTGAAATACTAGGTAACAAATTTGAACACCCACACTTACTAGAGGAGGGCTAACTTATGAAATATACACACGCCAAAGTATATAGGTTGAAAGGTACTAATCATAAATTTGTCGCTAGTGGTTTAACAAGACAATATGACACTGATGGAATATATATTTCATTTGTAACGCTAACCAATGTTGAAACTGATGTAGATAGTGAAGTGGAAGAAACGATATTACTAAATGCATTTGAAGAAGTGGAGGACTCACAATGAAATCATTTAGAGTAACATTTGAAACTGTGCATTGGCATATGGGCGTATTGCCTATTTTCTTCCACCCACGATATGAAGTAGTAGCTAAAGACGAAGAAGAAGCAAAAGAAAAAGCACAAGAAGCATTTAATAGCCACCCAAACAATATAGATTTTGAAAGAGAAATTGTGAAAGTGGAGGAATTGTAGTCGTGAAATCTTACAAAAGGAAACAAATCATTAAACACGCGCTTATACATTATATGAACAGAGAAGGTGCAACTCAAACAGACTTAAACACTGAAAAATTGGTGTTACATGATATTGAACGGGACATTGTATTGATGAAAGATGAATACGGAATACCAATGACTGATAGAGATAAACAAATTTGGGAGGAAATGAAACAATGAAAGCTATAAGAACACCAATAGAGTTTGAAGTTATGCAATTTATAGATGAAAACGTAAACAAGATAATTGAGTGGGGGAAAGGCAATATAGATTTTTACGGTGTAAAATCAGATTTATTCCCGCGTAAAACTTTAATTATTAAGACGTCCGATAGAAATAAATTTGCTACTTATGGTGACTACATCATAAAAGATATATATGGTGAATTTTATCCTGTTGAACCAAATATATTTCATAATAACTACGACATTATTACGGAGGACTAACTTATGTTAATAGACAAAGTAAAGAGATTTCAGAACGAGTCATTTTATAAATGGTTTGATGATTTCTGTGAAGATTACAAATTAAAAGATGAAATAATATCTAATGCGAAAAAGGGATATGGAGTAATACGATTTATAATTCCTAATAATGAACTATATAGATTTAGAAACATTCAATTTATACCGTTAGTAAAAGAGTATTTAGGAGAAGGGTTCGAAGTAGAGATTAAAACTATAGAATATGACTTATTAACTAGTGCAGACCATTATCTAGTAATTGATTGGAGTGATGAACAATGAAACTATACCTAATCACACTAACAATATCACTTCTTGCACTATGCGCATTCATCAACCGATCATATAAGTATGCGAGTGTTGGAGATGAAGTAGATACACCACCGATTGATTACGAAGACACACAAGCATATAAAGATAACGAGCCGTGGTTTTCAGGAATGGGGAGATGCTGAATGACAAGAATATTAGATGCATGTTGTGGTAGTAGGATGTTCTATTTTGATAAAGAACATGAAGATGTAACTTATATGGATATTAGAGAATTAAATACAACTTTGAGTGATGGACGTAAGTTAATAGTAGAGCCAGATGTTGTGGCCGACTTTAGAAATATGCCATATGACGATGAATCATTCTATATGGTTGTATTTGATCCACCACATTTGATAAGAGGTGGCGACAAAAGTTGGCTAGTACAAAAGTATGGGCGACTGAATGAAACATGGCCAGAAGATTTAAAGCAAGGTTTTGAGGAATGCATGAGGGTTCTCAAGGCTAACGGTACATTAATCTTTAAGTGGAATGAAGAACAAATTAAATTAGCAGAAGTATTAAAGTGTTTTGGTCAAAAACCAATTCTAGGTAATAAAAGAAGTAAAACACATTGGTTAGTGTTTATGAAATAGGAGTGAATAGTTTATGGGAAAAATTAAAGCAAAAAGTAAATTTAATGAAGTTACAGCTATAAAATTTGATGGTGAATGTTGGTTATATCTTAGAAAAGAGGCATTTCCTATGGTTGATTGTAAAGAATGTTCAATGGGAAGTTCATCATTAGGTGGTTTGTTTACATTTGAGCCAGTTATAGAAACAAAAGAAGGTCAAAAAAGTTTGGGATTTAATGACTATATCATTCAAGATGAAAAAGAAGATTATTATGTTCTTAACCAAAATGAATTCCATAATTGTTTTGTTGAGGTAGATTAAATTGACATTCGGATTAATACTATTCGCAGTTATAGTCATTGCTTTAGTGATAAATGCAGTTAAGGAGGAGTAATATGGAAAAGACTAATGCAGAAATTATTAATGAATTTAATAGCTTAGAAGAATTAACAAAGTGGCTTATTGAACAGCACGAAGACAACATGAGTACTATCCAATGGGAGTTTTACGGTGGAAGAAATTACGAGAAAAATCTAAAAAAAGACGAGGAAGAAATAAAGGCACTTCATATGAAATTTAACGAATTGTCTAATTAATATAGTGAATAGCATTTCAACGTAGTTATGATATAAAAGGAGTTGATATATTGAACAGAAAACAAGCTAATCGAGGTATGTGGTTTGAAACAGTAATAGGCAATATCAATCGTGTGTACAAACAAAAGAATATAGCAATAATCGATAAAGTAGCAACGCCGATAAGTTATAACACTAGGACAGGTAAAGCACGATATCAAGAAAAGAGTACAGTTGATTTTGTTGGCTGCAACAACAAAGGTAGGTACATAGCCTTTGATACGAAAGAAGTTAAAATTAAGAATTTACCTTTGAAAAATGTGAGTGATCATCAAGTTAAGTATTTGACCGATACTAAACGAATGGGTGCTGAAGCTTTTCTATTAGTACTATTTAGATTTAATGACACATGTTTTAAGTTAGACATTGACCAGTTTAATGTTTTTAAGAAACAACATGACCGTAAAAGTATTCCGTACGAATGGTTTGAAGAAAATGCTGGATTAGTTAGGAGTGGTAATGGCGTAATTTTCGACTATTTAACCGATGTTGACCACATCGAAAACTAAACCAATCGGAGGAATTGAACACATGACTTATTCGACTAAACAAGTTTTAACTTTAATAAAAGAGTATCAAGACAATGTGAAAACTATTGCACGTTTGAGAAAAGAATATATTGAAAATGTATGTGGTGGAAACATAGCCCAATATGGAATTGAATCATCAATGCCAAAAGCAGTAGGACAAACATCAGACCCAGTATTTAGAGAAGTAACAAGATTGCTTAAACAGGATAAAATGTTAAACAGATATGAAAACAAAATTAAATATGTTCAAGATCGTTGGGATAGAGTTACAGATGAAACACAAGAAACAATATTAAATCAGGTACTATCTGGTGTGAGTTACGAAGAAATAGCAAAAACAATGGGTAAAACACCAAGCAGAATAAGCCAAATAGTAAAAGAAATAGCATTAATAATGACTGATTAATGTAATTAATGCTATTAATGTAATTAATGATAATTGGGAAGGTTTTAATAATGTGTTATATAGAATAAAATGTGGGTAGGTCGGACGGCTCCTTACAATCAGACAAACTGGTTAAGTTTGGTCGTCGCCCTACACCTAGCCTAACGGCTATTTTCCATATCCTTTCTATAACCCTAATATTAATGTGAATCCATCTAGCAAATGTTAGGTGGATTTCGTATAATTAGATTGCATGAAATATTTTAAGGTGGGAATGGGAATGGAAGAAAAAAATCAATTTAATTTTATTTCAAAAGAGTTATTTTTAGGGCTGTATGGCGATAATAGTATTGAGGATGTAGTGTTTAATTTAACTAAAGTATTCGATGATAATATTTTCATTTTAATTAAAGCTGAGGAATATTATAAAAGGGCATATGATAAGTACAGAGAAGGAGGGTACGAAAATTGGTTTAAAAACTCCATTGATGTCGTTTATCATTTGAACATGTTGATTAGAATGGTGAATACAGTAGACGATATAATAGTTAAGCTAACTGCAAATACTTTTATATTAAACGTAGATAAAGATAGATGGAAACCTAAAATTGAAGTTGGTAAGTCTAATGATTTTTATGATAAACATATAAATGATAATAAATATCCAGAAAAGCCAACCAAACATAATAGATATACTAGAACGTTAAGAAATGATGTTACACATGATGGGGATATTATTTTACAACGTAATTGGATTACAAAAGTTGAAGAAGTAGAACCAGGTAAAAATGTGGAATACAAAGCAATTTTAAGTCAGGAAGGTAATTATGAACACAACTTGGAGAATTTCGATCAAATTTATCAAAATGTAATTAAAGATGTAAAGAAAATTCTTGAGGAGAGAGTAAAAATTGAAAATCTATTAATAGATAAATTACCTTTACAAACAGACACTCACTAAACGTGGGTGTTTTTTATTTGGAGTTGAACATATGAGAATAATGGTCGTCGCCGACGGAACTTTAAAAGGCATTAGAAAAGTAAATAATGATTGTCATTTGATAGCAATGATTAAGAGATTAAAGAACGATGCTAACGTTAGTAAAGTATTAATTGATTATGATCCAGTTGTTAAAGGTGATAAAGATTACAATATAGAAGTAGAGTTGATTACATGAAGAAATTCAAATATGTGATTAACTCTATTTTTTATATTAAAGCACATATACATTTAGTGATTATGAAAGTGTTTAAAGTTAAGGAATTAAAATAAATGAATGAGATTATCGTGAGAGTTGGTGGTAGATGAAATGAAATTAACAAGAAAACAACAGTTGTTTGCAGATGAGTATATCAGAACAGGCAATATATATCAGTCAGCTATTAACGCAGGTTATAGTCCGAAAACAGCAAATGCAATTGGTAGTGAAAACCTAAGAAAACCTAATATTAAATCTTATATTGATGCAAGGCTTGAAGAATTGAAAAAAGAAAGTATTGCAGAACAAGATGAGATACTCCAATATCTCACGTCAGTTATGCGAGGTAAAATGACAGATGAAGAATTAATGTTAGTTCCTACTGGAGATTTCATGAGTGAAGTTGAAAGACATGAGAAACGTGCTGATATAGTTGCTAGAACTAAAGCTGCTGAATTATTAGGTAAACGTTACGCTATGTGGACTGAAAAGCAAGAGGTGGAACATAGTGGCGCAGTTACGTTTGTAGATGATATAGAATGACAAACATAAAGAAATTATCAGAACTATTGCCTGTGGAGTTTCACAAGTCATGGAAAGCAGCTAAAGACCCAAATATATTGCACATTGTGGAAAAAGGTGGACGTGGTAGTGGTAAATCAACTGACCTAGCAATCATTATTGTTCAACTGATTATGAGATATCCAGTTAACGCAGTTTGTATACGTAAAGTGGATAACACGATTGAATTATCAATATATGAACAGTTGAAGTGGGCTATTAGTCATCAAGGTGTTTCACATTTATTTAAAGTAACTAAATCGCCTATGAGGATTACTTATATACCTAGAGGGAATTATATTGCCTTTAGAGGTGCTAAAGACCCAGAAAGAATTAAATCATTGAAAGATGCTAACTTTCCATTCGCTATTGGTTGGATAGAAGAATTAGCAGAGTTTAAAACAGAAGATGAAGTAAAGACCATCACTAACTCACTATTACGTGGAGAGTTGGAAGATGGTCTTTTTTATAAATTTTTTTATAGTTACAACCCACCTAAGAGAAAGCAATCATGGGTTAATAAAAAGTACGAATCATCTATTCAACCAGACAATACTTTTGTACATCACAGTACATACAAAGATAATCAACACATTTCAAAACAGTTTGTTGAAGAAGCAGAGGCAACTAAACAAAAAAGTGAAATGAGATATCGTTGGGAGTATTTAGGTGAAGCTATCGGTAGTGGTGTTGTTCCATTCGACAACTTACAAATTGAAACGATACCTGATGAATTATATAACTCATTCGATAACATACGAAGTGCAGTCGATTTTGGTTATGCTACTGATCCATTAGCTTTTGTTCGTTGGCATTATGACAAAAAGAAAAATGTTATATATGCAGTTGATGAATACTATGGTCAGAAGATATCTAATAGAGAATTGGCTAAATGGTTAACACGAAAGAAATATATGTCTGATGAGATATTCGCTGATAGTGCTGAACCTAAAAGTATTGACGAGTTAAAGAATGAACATGGTATTAAACGAATTAAAGGTGTGAAGAAAGGTCCAGACAGTGTTGAGTATGGTGAACAATGGCTTGATGATTTAGATGCAATAATCATTGACCCTAAACGTACACCAAACATTGCAAAGGAATTCGAGAACATCGATTATGAAACAGATAAAGACGGTAACCCTAAACCAAGATTAGAAGATAAAGATAACCACACAATAGATGCTACAAGATATGCCTTTAGCGAAGATATGAAGAAGAAACCTAAGGCAGTCATTTCATCTAGAACAATGTGGTAAGGATAAGGAGGTAGACAATGGCAGAGTTAAAATCATTTACGCAAGACGAAATCACTGAAACACATGGCGATATGTTTTTATATAGAGACTTATATGACGGTCGTCATTCGAAGTTGTTCGATAGAGCAAAAGCATTGATTGAACAGGGTGAAATAATTGACCGTATTGAATATGGAGATGTTAAAGCACAGAATGTTCAAACGCCATACATTGTAGTGAATATATCTAAAATGATTGTTGATATACCTACACTGTTTATTACGAGGTCAATGGGCAAACTTCAAACGAACTATCCAATCAATGAGATAGAAGATGATGAAGACTTCAACGCAGAAGATAATCATATTGAGGGAACACAAGATGATTCACTGAATGGCGAACTATTCGACTTACAACAAGAAACGTTAGACCAAATAGAAGTGAATTCAAACTTCAACAAACATCACGGAATGAATATAAAGCAATGGCAAATAGACGGTGGAATTGTGGCAGTACCTGAAGTGATTAACGGACAAGTAAAATTATCGTTTAAAGAACGTAATGTTTATTACGAACTAGAAGACGGCAAGACATATCAACTTCGCTATATCGTTGAACGTGGTGATGACAAGTATGTACATGTTCATGAAGAAGTTGAAGGAGAAGACGAATTAATAGGAAGTCATACTGTTTATCATATGGATGATAACGGAGACTTACAAATCGTTGATGATGAAGAAATTATATTTGATATAACTAAACTTGAAAAAGAGCAACGTGATTATGTTTTAAAAGGTCGTAAGCGTACGTTATTTGTTTATCTACCTTACAGTCCAACATTCATGAATCGATACGGTAGAAGTGTTCTAATGGGACAAGAAGGTAAGCAAGATGAAGTGAACTGGACAATGACACGTACAGCACAAATATTCGAGCGTAATGGTAAACCTAGAATATCTGTATCGAAAGAAGTTATGCAACAATTAATCAATGTATCTATGCAACGTTATGGCGTTGAAGATAAGTTTGATCATCGTGATTTAGAAGTTACGACAATTGATGAATCTGGTAAGTCATTGGAAATACATCAAATTGATATCTCAAAGATTGGTGACATTACCTATGTTAAAGATGTTATCAAGATGATGTTAATGGAAACACAAACAAGTGAGAAGGCAATTGATTTCTTTACTTCGGAAGGCGCACAAGCACAATCTGGTACTGCGAAGTTTTATGACTTATTCTTATCTATTATGAAAGCTGAACAAATGCGAGATGAATATATTGAGTTCATTCAACAAGGCGTTGAAAACTGTATGTGGTTACTGAATCGAGATAATAGCGACATCATTATTGAAAAACCAATCATTGTTCAAAAAGATATGATGCCAGTCACTTCAAAAGAAACTTCAACGTTAAACAATCAAAGTTATGCAGCAGGTACTCAATCACTTGAACAAACAGTTAGAAATAATAATCCAGATAAATCAGAAGAATGGATTATGGAAGAAGTAGAAAAGATTGAAGCTGAAAGAACATCACAAGATAGTATGTCGTTGTTAAGAGGAAATATGACAGGATTAAACTTCAATGACAATAAAGAAGATGAGGAAGAAACTAATCCAGTTGATGAAGAATTAAAAGAGATTGAGTAGGTGATTGAATGAAGATTGAACAAATAAAGCCTACAGTTGAGTTTTTGCAAAATGAAATATTAAAGTTAATTCAAGAAGTTGATTTGTTAAGCAATCGAGATAAACAGATTATGTTTAGAAACATTGAAAACTTGATTGAACAATTTGGTACAGATGTTTTTGAGTTTATAGAACCCGAACTTGCAAAGGTCTATGAATCGGAATTGAACATAGCAACGAAAGAATTAAGTAAGCAAGGTATAGCTTTATCAAACGAACTCAATTCACAAGTTCATAAAAGTGCATTAGCTACTATCACAAGTGATACAATGCTAGATTTACAAGCAGCACTTAGACAAGCATATTTCACAACAGTTTCAACAATTAATCAAACGTTATTAGAAGTTCAATCAGACATTTCAAGAGGTATCTTATACGGTCAAAATCGTAGGAAGATAATTCAACGGGTGTCTGATTCTTTTGTTAAGGGTGGTATGAAATCATTTAGAACAATTGATAATAAGTTATTACCTTTAGACTTCTACACAGAAACAGTCGTAAGAACGAAAATAAGCACTGCTAGAACGCACGCACATGTTAATCATTACTTAGAGACTAGCAATGACTTAGTGTACGTCACAGGCAATTTAAACACATGTAGTGAATGTGCTAAATATCAAGACAGAGTATTTTCTTTAACTGGTAAAGATACAAGATTCCCACAATTAGATGTACGAGATGTTATTCCTGTACATCCTAACTGTAAGTGTATGGTTAGACCTTTTGTAGCTGACTTCAAATCAGAAAGTGAAATAAACAAATACATTGCTAAAGGTAAAGACTTTAATCCTAATCTTGACCCTCGTACTAAAAAGCAAAGAGAAAGTTATGAACACGATCAACAATTAAAACGTAAAGCAAGACAAGAAATGAAAACATACAATAGTATTAAAGCGATATTAGGTGATGATGCTCCTAAGACTTTAGGTGCTTATCGAAGAATGAAACGTGCTAATAGTACTGGTTATGTAAAGATGAAACAGAAGTTAAGAGTTGCTAGACAAGAAATGAAAGGGTGAAAGGTATGGAAAGAAATACAGTAGTCTTAGATTTAAAAGTCTATAATGATTTACTAGTAAATGCTAGTAAGTATGAATTGGAGAAAAAGCAAGATAAAGCAAGAAAGATAGTAGATAATCTTCATAATGGAGATGGGCTTACAAGTACACTCACTCCCTTTTATGCCATAGTTAATGACCATAAAAAAGAATTAGGTCAAGCTGATACTGTTGGATTAACAATGGGAGAAATTAAAGAATTAGCTTGCGACATTCTTAAATATTATAACAACACGTTTGAAACTAACTACGATAAATGTTATGCAAACGAAGTATTATTATGCGAAAGAATTTATCAACCAGTAAAAGAATGATATATAACCCAACCGACAGTCGTGAGATTGCCGGTTGTTTTTGTGCCTAGCTTTTTTGCTAATCATGGCAGAAAGGAATTGTGATTCACAAAATATCTCATAACGGTGGTATTCCGTTTGACCTGTTCGTAAGTCATTAAAAGACGATGTCGCAGGTACAAGCGTTATTGTACTAATCCAATCGGTGTCGGACATCGTTATCAAAACGTGAGGAGAGAATAAATATGAATAGAGAAACACTTAAAGCTTTAGAATTATCCGATGAACAAATTGAAAAAGTAATGGCAGAAAACGGTAAGGATATTCAAGACATCAAGTCGCAATTGAGTGAGAAAGATACAGAAATCAAATCTTTAGAAACCGAAAAAGAAACCTTATCTAAACAGATTACAACACTTGAAAAGAAAGCAAATGATTATGACAAGCTTGAGGGAACTAATAAAGAACTTCAAGAACAAATCAAAGACTTTAAAGTTCAAGTAGCATCTAATGAATTGGATAAGAAAATCTTGAAAGAAGTATCTAAAGATGCACACGAACCAGATGACATATTCTTATTTTTAAACAGAGATAAATTCAATTATGACGAAGAGAGTGGAGAACTTACAAATTTCCATGAGGTCATGAGTGAATTACGTGAAGACAAGCCTTATTTGTTTAATTCTGATGGAGTTATCAGTGGTTCAAAAGATGAAACGTTAGAAAAGGATGAAGAAGTCATTTCGCATAATACAGATTACAAGTCTGGTGGACAAAGTGGCAATAGTAAGCAAAAGGTTGACTATTCAAAGCGTGGTAGAGATTTAGCAAACGAATTATTTGGAAAACAAAAGGAGGAATAAAGAATGAGTTTAAAACCAAAGAAAGTTCAATTCGAAAATGAACAACCAGAATTTTTAAGAGATGCTAAAAATCTTGAGTGGACTGTCGGAAACATCACTTTAGATTCATCTAAATTAACAGAAGGTCAAGTTATCAAAGGTGGAACAGCAGTATTTAAAAACACTGAATCAGATTTATTTGAATTAGTTCAAGCTTCAACACCTGAAACAATGACTGCTCCAGTGTTAACAGGACATGCAGTTAAAATTGATGACGTTCAAGTTAATGAACAAGTATCAGCGTTACGTAAAGCATCTGTTTATGAAGAACTATTAACAGGCGTAACAAACAATTTCAAAAAAGCTACTCAAGGACGCATTACATTCGACGTGTAATACGTCCTATTTAATTGCAAATAAAAGGAGGAAATATTAATGGTATTAATTACTGAACACGAAAATTTACAAACACCTACATTACAAGCATTTATTGAAAATGCACCTGCTCAATCTTCAAGACGTTTATCAAATGCTTTTCCTACTGAAAAAGTATTCGATATTAACGTTGCGTATAATGTTATTGATTCAACTGGAATTAAAGCAGGTTCTATTATTGGATTTGATGCTGCTACACCATTACGTAAGAAAGGCGATATCCAACAAGTATTGGCTAAGCTTTCTAAAATTGCTCATGCCTACCACTACACAGAAGAAGAAATGTATCGCTACAAAAACTCACGTAACAGTGCTGAACAAGATGCTTTAGTTCAAAATGCTTTATTATCAATCGCTGATTTATCTGAAGGTATTGAAGATACTAAAGAGTTAATCAGAGCAAACATGGTTTACCGTGGTGTGTTTGATTATGAAGATCCAAAATCAGAAGTGAAAATTCAATTCGATTTAGATTTACCAGATGAAGCTAAAACAACAGCAGGAGATTTCTCTCGTGCAGATGTTAATCCTTTAGAAGTGTTAATGAATGAAGTTGAAAAATACAAAGAGCGCAACAATGGTCAAGCACCTGCTTATGTTGTTATGAACTCTAAAACATTAGCAAAGATTAAACGTAATCCTAATGTTGCTACTGACTTATACGGTTCAGAAGCTGGAAACAAAATCGTTCGTCAATCTGATTTAGATACTTTATTCACAGACATCGGATTACCTAAAGTTGAAATCGACGATGCTCAAACAATCATTGAAGGTATCACTGGAGATGTTGTTAAGAAACATTTAGATGATGATGTAGTCGTATTACATGCTGCAAACTTAGGTAATACATTAAGTGGTCCAGCTGCTGATAACAACTTCGCAAATGGTAAGTATGTTGTTTCTGTAGTATCTCAAGACCCAGTTGGAGAGAAAACAATTGTTGGAGAAGTAGCGATGCCTGTATTAAAAAATATCAAAGGTATTTCTATCATCACTGCAAATGAGCAAGCTGAAGAAACACCAGAAGTTCCTGAAGGTTAATTTTAACTTTCTAAAATAAATAAGGAGGTTAAATCAATGGCGAAATTTAAAGTGCTTAAACAAGTTGATGGTAAGAAAGAAAATAAACGTTTCGAACCAGGTGAAGAAGTTGAACTAACTGTTAAGCGTGTGCAAGAAATTGAAACAAACATTGACAAACAAAAGAAATTCAAAGGAACTGGTCCTTATTTCGAGCGTATTGAAGAACCTAGCGAGTAGGTGATGATATATGTTGGATACTGAAAAAGTAATTGAATACATTGAGAAAATACCTTTTAATCCGTTGTTAGAAGGTATGGGAACTCAAGAATTAGAACAAAATATATTTGATTCTTATGAAGATATTCATTGCTTATATCCAAAAGTAATAATCACAGAACGAATGATAGTTAAACAAATGTTGTACAAACTCGAAGGAGAGTCCAATGGTTACGCTATGTTGAAAAGACAAGGTGTAGAAACACAAAAAATTAATGATGCTAGCGTAACGATGTCCGATAATCTACTTGATCCATATGTGCTTTTCCTAATCAACCAACAATTACAAACTAAATCAGTAGGTCATATAGGGAGATTAATATGATTATATACAGAGATAAAGTTAATGTAATTGTGCCAACGGTTGATTCGAACGGTAATCAGGTAAAAGATGACTACGGTAAACCATTAACTGAAAAAGTATTAACCAAAGCACACGTTAGGTATGGTATCCAAAATATCTATAATGCTAACGGTGAAGAATACACATCAGTTACTCAAGTTTATATTCCTATATCTGATACAGTTTCAAATATCGATTTAAACGCACGTATTGAGCATATAACACCTAAACACACAAAAGTATTAGGGCAAGTTAAAAAGCTTGAATACGGGCAAGATATTACAGGAAAACCACATTTTATTAAAGGTTATATGTAGATGGCAGGATTCAGCTTAAAAATTGAATGGACAGGACTTCGAGAATTACAACAAGAGTTTAAAACAATGAATAAACGTTTCAATCTCATATTGCTAGATGAAATGGACAAAATCGGTTTGACTTGTGAAGAATATGCTAAAGCACTCTCTCCACGTGATAGTGGAGATTTAGAGAATAGTATTCATTCAACACAAGCTACAGTTGAAGGGCGTTCATTTGTAGTCTACGTTGGTACAAATATGGAATATGCAAAATATGTTCATGAGTTAAACAACGTTAGACCAGTAGGAGATAAATATGAACGTGGTGTTAAATATCCAAATTATTATATAAGAGGACGTGGAACTGGTACCCGTCAAAAACCTAATGTTAAAGGATATCAACCAGGTCGTAAATACCTACAACACGCCGTGATTTTAACTGATCAACATTTTGAAAAAGCGATGGAACGAGCATTAGAACGTTTACTGGAAGGAGGCAGTTAGATGATTCAACGCGCTATTAAAAAAATATTACAGGATAGAATACCTGACTTAGAGTGGACAGTTGATTATCGTACTGCACAATCAGAGTTCGGTGTTGTTTATTACGAAGGTGGTTATCCACCTGATAGAAGTGATATGAAATCGCACTTGATGAATTATCAAGTTGAAATAAGGAGTCAAAGCTTTGATAAAGCAGCAAATAGGGCTTTCGACACTTACAAAGCTATTCATGGAATAGAGAATAGGGTAATGGAGGTCCCGATATTAGAAGACGGTCGTTTAATCAGAACAGATAAACACTTTATTCAATACATTTACGCAGAATCGCCACCAATTAGAGTGGGTGTAGAGAGTGACAATATGATCTACACAATAAATTTTTTAGCACTTATTTTGCCATATTGCGAATAAGTGCTTTTTTAATACCCAAATTTAAGGAGGAATTATAATGCCAGAAGAAAAAATCAGTTATGAATTTGGTATGGCAGACTTTATTTTTGATGAAGGTCTACCAACTGAAACGAGATTTGATGGAAAAATGTGTGAAGATGGTTCGTTATTACAAGGTGATGGTGGAGAAGTTCAATTAGAGCCAGAATTGGAAGATATTAACTCACCTGACTTCGGTAATACAAACTACGACCAAGTAGTGGTTGGTTGGAACGGTACAGTAACAATCGTTGCAATGAAAGCTACATTAGATTTAATTAGTAAAACATTAAGTGGGACTGTTGCTTTAACAAAGGACGGTAAAGTGGTTTCAGTTACAGATGCACCAATCGGAGCATCACTTAGAGAAGGTGCTAGAACACTAAGAATTCACCCAAGACAAATGGGAAATGACACTTCAGAAGATATCTTCATTCATAAAATTGCAAACTCTAGTGGTATGACTAAATCATTTGCAAACGAACAAGGTAACTACGAAATGGAATTTGCTATGTTCCCTAAAGATTGCGCAGATGCAAATAAACCGAATAACTACTTTTATATCGGACAAGATCCAGATGAATTAGCAGAATCACCAGAAGAAGTACCAGCAGGATAAGTAGAGTGAGGGATAACCTCACTCTTTTTTATTTGTTTTTTAATTTATATATCAAAGGAGAAATGACACATGGCACAAGTAGAAATCAAAACATATGAAGGTAACAAGTTAGTAACTGAAAACGTTGAAATCAAAGAAATGAATATTCTTCAAATTAAAAGAGTATCAAGAGAGCTAAATAAATTAGTTAAAGATATTAATACAAACGATCACTTAAAGAGTGCAGTAGACACATTCTTTGCGAAACGTAATGAAATCAATGAAGAGAATAGAAGGCTTTATGAGGAAGCGCTTGAAAAAGCTAAAAGTGACGATGATAAAGTAAATGTTTTTCAATATGACGGTTCAGAGGCGTTCAAACGAGCAGGCGCTCAATTCTTCAAAGATGTATTAGGTTCTTTTGAAATCGTGTTAGAGAATGCACCAGATTCATTACAAAACTTAATTTCACAAGCATCTAACATCAATGCTGATGTAATTGGTCAACAAAACGTTTATACGTTCTTAGACATTATAGATGCAGTAATCGAAGTTAATGATATTCCTAAATTAATCGAACGATTAAAAAAGTCAAAAGATTCCTTCTCAACGGTGTTGGCAGTTCTGTTTCCGAAGAAGGAACAAACAACGGACGAAGTAATGCTAGCGACATCCAACTAGAAGAAGTTGTCATATACAAGTTGAGTAAAGAACTCGGAGGGCGTGATGAAGTTCTTAGCACTCCTTTTAGTGAGTTACTAGCTTATTTAATGACACACTTCGAAAACGAAGAACGTAAAGCAGAAAAAGAGCAAGCTGATTACTATATGAATTTCATTGCAATGTTGAATAGTAATCCTCAGTCGAGAGACGATATGAAAAATGTTAAGAAGTTCTTGAAAGACATTCAACCTAAAAAGAAAGTTGAAAAATCTACAAGTCCTAAAAAGAAATATCAATGGAACGAAAGAGTCCAAAAGAAAATTGAAGCTAGAAAACGTGCTGAACAAAATATGTAAATTAAAAAATAAATAAAAGAAGGGAGGGGTCTTATGGCAACTATTAAGGAGTTGCAAGCCAAATTTAGCGCTAATCAAAGTGGCATGGATTCGGCATTTACTGCTATTGCGAATCGTCTAAACGATATTGAAAAAGCATCTGATCGTGCTGCAAGAAATATCGAAAAGAATATGACACGTGGCATGAATAGAGTATTCAAAACGGGTGAAGGCTTTGAAAAGGTTGGTTCAACTTTCACTAGTATATCTAAAAAATCAGAAGAAGTAGGTAGTAATCTTACCAAAAAAATTACAAAGCCTGCAATGATTGCTGGTGGTGCTTTAGCAAGTATAACTATTGGTAAAGGTTTTGGGCGTTTAGTTGAGATTGATAACGCTAAAGCTAAATTAGATGGTTTAGGACATAGTAGTGAAAGTGTTCAAAAAATCATGGATAACGCTTTAGAATCAGTTAGAGGAACATCATTCGGATTAGGTGAAGCTGCTACGACTGCATCTAGTGCAGTTGCAGCTGGAATCAAACCAGGTAAAGAACTTACTAGATATTTAAGTTTAACAGGAGATGCAGCTGCGATAGCTGGTTCAAGTATGGGAGAAATGGGTTCTATTATAAACAAAGTCCAAACTTCGAACAAAGCATATAACGGAGAGTTACAACAACTTTCTGAACGTGGTATACCTATTTATCAATGGATTGCTAAAGAGGCAAAAGTCACTGCTGATGAAGTATTTGAAATGGCTAGAGATGGAGAAGTTTCAAGTGAAATGTTCTTAAATGCTATTGAAACAAATATCGGTGGTGCAGCAAAGAAAATGGGACAAAAGTCCTTTACTGCTTCGCTTGCTAATATGTGGGCAGCAGTTGGACGATTAGGCGCTAGTTTCTTAGATGCTGGTGGTAAAGGTGGAGGTTTCTTCAGTAAGATGAAACCTTTAATGAATGATCTAACTAATACTATTGACGGAATGGAAGGTACTGCTACTAAGTGGGGAGAAACACTAGGACAAGTGCTTGATAAAATCGTTAATGGTATCAAAGGTATTGTTAATTGGTATAACAGCTTAGATAAAAACACTCAGAAACTGATAGCAAGTATTATGCAATGGAGTACATTGATACTCGTTGGACTTGGTCCTGTCTTAATGGTATTCAGTAAATTGACTGGAATAATTGGCGCTATATTTGGACCGTTTGGCAAGTTCTTACAATTCTTTGCGAAATTCAGTACAGCTGCTAAAAGTTCAGAAGGTGCAATTGCAGGTATTACAAAAGTATTTCCTAAGTTAGGTTGGACTTTAGCAAAGTTAACTGGACCCGTTGGATGGATAACATTAGGAGTCATAGCATTAGGTACAGCGTTTGTCGTTGCCTATAAGAAATCCGAAACATTTAGAAATATCGTTAATGCAGCGCTTAATGGCGTTAAACAAACCTTTATTACGATAGGAAATATCATCAAAGGTTTCTTCCAATTGTTTAAAGGAAATGGTCAAGACGGCGTTATAACATTAAGTAAGATATTACCTCCTAATGTAGTTGTAGGACTGACTAATTTTGCTACAAAAGTTAAAACAACTTTCTATCAAGTTGTTAACGCAATAAGTACTTTCGCTAGATCTATTGGTACACAAATTAGTTCATTTTGGACTAAAAATCGTACTGAAATAATGACTGCTTTACGAAATGTAGGTAGTTTTATTTCTACAACATTCAAATTCATATGGGGTAACGTGATAAAACCAATCATGACTTTAATTTGGAATTTGATGAAAATTTTGTGGCCAGCCATAAGATTACTGATTGTATCCGTTTGGCAGAACATAAAAGGCGTGATACAAGGCGCGACAAACATCATACTCGGTATCATAAAAGTATTTTCTTCATTACTTACTGGTAATTGGAAAGGCGTATGGCAGGGTATCGTTCAAATTCTTAAAGGTGCAGTTGTTTTAGCGTGGAATTTAGTTCAATTATGGTTTGTCGGCAAGATACTTAAAGTTGTTAAAGTTGGACTAGGTTTATTACGTGGTGTAGTAGTAAAAGGTTGGTCTTTCATAAGAAACTTCATAGGTAAAACTGCACAATCAATTTGGAATTCAGTTCGTACTAAATTCTCTGGTCTTTCTAAATCAACAAGGGATATTTTCACGAATTTATCAAATTGGTGTAGAAATTTATGGACATCATTGAAAAATAAAATTACTTCATTAGGTCAGTCAATATGGGACAATATTCGCAATAAGTTTACGGGATTAAGTAAATCTACAAGAAGTATTTTTAGTAATTTATCTAAATATGCCCGAGATTTGTGGACGAAAATGAAAAACTTCATTACTAATTTAGCACAAAATATTTGGACTAACGTACGTAATAAGTTTTCTGGAATGTCTAAAAGTTCTAGAGAAATATTCGGAAGATTGTTTGAGAGTGCTAAAAATATCTTTACGAATATCAAAAACAGAATGACAAGTTTAGCACATGGTGCAAGAGATAATGTTGTAAATGGTTTCAAAGCTATGTATGACAAAGGTAAATCTTGGATAGATAAACTTAAAAACTTCTTGTCTGACTCAGTGAGTGGTTTCAAATCGATTGCTAAAAAAGTTGGTGCAGGAGTTGCTAATGGTGCAATCAAAGGTTTAAACGCAATGATTAAAGGTATCAATACCTTATCGGATAAGATTATGAATAAAAAGCTTATCAAAAATGAAATACCAGAAGTCAAATTATCTACTGGTACTGGTGGAAGTAATTCTGTTAAGACAAATGCAAAGGGTCAATTACAAGAAGATACTTTAGCAATGGTTAATGACAAGGGACCAGGTAACGGGAAAGGTCGTAATGGACATCAAGAATTAATAAGAGATAAAGACGGCTCATTATTTGCGCCTAAAGGTCGAAATGTAGTACTTCCATTGACAAAAGGAATGGAAGTAATCAACGGTAGAAATACACAAAGTATGATTGAAAATGGAAATATTGCAGCTTTTCATAATGGTACAGGTGATAAGCCACACAAAAAGCATAAATCAGAAAAGAGACCAAATGCACTACAAGTAGGTATGGCATCTGTAGATTCTGGATATAAAGCTTTGAAATCATACGGAAGTAAAAAGAGTGCTGAACTAGTTGCTAAAGGAAGTAAAGTTGCATTAGATGCTTGGGATTATGTTGAAAATCCAAGTAAGTTAGTCGATACGGTCATGAATCAATTTGGTGTTAATTTTGATGATATCAAAGCTGCATATGGAGATATTATAAAACACAGTTATAACAAACTAAAAAATAGCTTGAAGAAAAAAGTTATGGAATGGTTTGTAGACGCTTCAGACGGTGGCGGAGGTGGATCCAATCCGTTTGCTAATAATCCAGCTTATCACTGGGTTAGAGGGTTCAATCCTCCAAGTCACTATGGATTAGATTACGGTGCCAATACTGGTACTAAAATTCCATCTTCAGTTTCAGGACGTGTAGTTAAAGCCTGGTCATCTCCATACGGTGGTGGTAATGAAGTTCAAGTTGCAAGTGGAGGCATGGGACATATTTTCATGCATATGAATAAAAAATCAGTTCAAGCTGGAGATATGGTAAAACAAGGGCAAAAACTTGGAGAAGTTGGTTCTACAGGTAATAGTTCAGGTCCTCACATTCACTGGCAAGTAAACAAAGGAACTTCTTATGCTAGTAATAATCAAGCGATTGATCCATTAAAATGGGCAAAAGATAATCCATCTAAAGGTGGTGGAGGTGGCATGTTAAGCAATGTCATAACTGCCTTAAAAATTGCCAAACTCCCAGTTACTCAAAAATATATTAATGCTTGGATGAAACAGATTGAAACTGAATCAAGTGGTAATGCTAGAGCAATGGGTGGTAACGACGGACTAGCTGACGGAAATGCAATGGGGCTTGTGCAAGTTAAACCAGGTACTTTCAAAGCCAATCAAGGTAAAGGTATGGGTGATATTTGGAATCCAGTACACAACTTAGTTGCAGGCATGAACTATGCAAGTAAAACATATGGAAGTAGTTTACTAGATGTTATTGGTCATGGTCATGGTTATGCAAATGGTGGCATTATCAATTCTCCAGAAATAGCTTGGTTAGCTGAAGGTGGATTTAGTGAATCTGTAATTAGTCATGACCCTTCTATGAAAGCAAGAAGTAAAGTTATTTGGGACAGAACAGGTGAAATGCTTGGATTTTCAGAAGATGCTCAATTACTTCATGAAATTCTTACAGCAATCAATGAAGGTAATAGTTTACAACAAATCAACAATAGAGATACAAATAGAATTGCTAATAAAGATACAAATTTATATATTGATGGTAAAAAAGTCACAAAAATAGTGAGTAGAAATCAAGCGTTAGATTACAAATTACGGACTCATTCTAGAGGTGGTGTATAGATGACATGTAATAAAAGAAAATGGGTACACCTAATAATTGGAAATAAAACGGTCAATCTCTTAGAGAATGACGTTTTGAATTTTTAGGAGTAGATAAACATGAAGTAAACGGCATTACTGAATTAAGCGAAAGGAAAGGTATGGATGGTGGTATACCAACAAAATCAACTTTTGGACCTTTTGAATTAAAACTTCATTTTAGATATAACGGAATAGACAGTATTGATTTAGATTTATTTTGCTTTGAGTTAGAACAAAAAATTCAACGAAGAGATCCGTATTATGTAAGGCACAGTAAGATGCCTGGTTTAAAATATGCAGTTTTAGGTACTCCTAAAGTTTCGCCCAACAACTTCGCTATTAGATATAGTGATATTGAAATAGCTTTTACTGTTTATAAAGGGTATTGCGAGTCTTATTTATCAACTGATGAAATGAGCTTATCTAATCAGACGGATTGGCAATTTGGAAATAATATGATCGCGTTTAATGAGTCTGATAATTATCATCATCGAACTAAAAAATTTCGAATATATAATGGTTCAATTGATACTATTGATCCAACTTTAGATCATACTTTAAATATTACAATTCATACGAATGCACCAAATGGTTTTAAGTTAAGAAATAGAAAAACAGGAGATGTGTTTGAATATTACGGCGCTTTACTATATACAGACACATTTATGTTAAAGGGGGTTTATCCAGTTGTAAATGGTAAGCGAGTGGGTGCAGATACCAATAATAGTTGGATAACTCTTGATGAAGGCTTTAACGACTTTATAGTGACTGGGGAAGGGATAACTGATTTTGATATCACGTTCTCTTTCTCTTTCATATATAGGTAGGTGATAAATTGATTAATTTATTATTAAAAAACCGTCCAGGTACATTTAGAGAATTGATTACAGATTATGATACCAATTCTTTTCAGTATGAATATGAAAGAAATGGTGATCGTTTGATAAGTTTTACTGCACTCAAAACAACGAATAATGCTGACATATTTGATGCCATTGTTAATGAAACAATCATTGAATATGAAGGCCAAGATTATGTCGTTAAAAACACTTCGATTAATTCGGATAACAGTTTAATTAGTAATAACATAGTTGCTAAACATATTTATTCTGAATTTCAAAATCATTATGTTGAACCTGTTACATTGCAAGAAGGTAAAAAATTAGATTTAACCTTCCGTCAATATATGGGGAGGACATTTGAAAACAATACTGATGGTTATATTTTTGTTACACATGGAGATTTCAAGGATATATCTGTTGAAGAGTTCGGAGGTAAAAACGGACTAGAACTTATTATTGAGGGTGCTGAATTATTCGGATATACGTTCTTTGCTGATAATAAGAAAATACACTTCTATGATGATGAAAGCTTTTATAAATTATCTGGAGAACCTTTTATCTATAAATACAATACAGGTGATATGCAAGCTAGTACATCAACATTAGATTTAAAAACTTATATTAAAGGTTACGGGAAAAAGTATGAAACAAGTGAGTATAAGAATTACCAACCCTTTAAACCTAAAGACTTAACGTATACAGGTAAGTTTATAAAAGAAGGCACATGGCGTACAGAAGAAATTGGCGCCTATTATGATGCCGAAATAGATTGTCAATTTGGAAACGAAACACTTATTTGGTCATTGAAGAAAATGTCTAAAGGGGGTTACGTTTCTATTTATTTAGATACGAAATTAGTTGGGACTTACAGTTGTTATAGTAAAAATGCAGTTACTGAAAAAATAACATTATCAAGTAATTTGAGTAAGGGTAAACATCGATTGCGTGTTGTATTTAAAGGTAAAAATCATAATGTAGATTACAAGAAATCAGAACCATGTATGTATGTTGGTACGGAATCTGCCACTGTTTTTAATATAAGTGCAGATCTAAAAGGCGACGATAGATATAAAGCAGTGGCTGAATACACGTCAGATAACGCTAAAGTGTTTGGCATTAAGAAAGCACCAACTGTATATAGTGAGAACGCAACGACTGAGAAAGCGTTATTAAGTGAAATTAAATCACAGTTAATGGACGAACCAGTTGTTGAAATATCACTGAATTATTACAGTACAGAACCTATATATGAATACAGTAAAGTGCGCTTGATTCATAGGCCTTTAGCATTTAATACGGAATTAAAAGTTGTTAAGTTAACAAAATTCCACCCACTTGTTCAACAACCTGTCGAGATTGAATTTAGTAACGCAAGAGAGGATATAGTTGCTATTCAACAAAGATTAAACAATCAAATTAAGCGTGTAAGTAACTTAGCCAAAGGTGGTCAATTAAATGTTATTGGAGATTACAAAATTAACCTAGCAAGTGAATCAGTTGGGAGTGTGTTAATAGATGAGTAGACGATTAGACATTAAGTATCCGTTAGATGATGACGGTAATGAATACATGGCTATGACACATGCTGATGCTGTTATAGGTTTAGATATCACGACAATTAACGAAGGTATTGCGATTAATTTATCAGAGATTTTAGCATTAAAAACAAAAGTTGAAGCTTTAGAAGTTGAAAACGTAAACCTCAAGAATAAAAACACAGAACTGGAAAACAGAATAATTGCTTTAGAAAATTTACAAGGAGGGGAATAAATGGTTAACAAAAGTATATCATTAGAGAAAAACTTAGATATTGAGTTGTCGCAAGGCTATAGACAGAAGAATATCAGAAACTTTCAACTCATTGAACATTTTTCAAATAATCTTCTCAATTTAATGAACAGCCATAATACAGGTTTACATGCTCATAACTCAAAAAACATAGATTACAGTCATCGACAAACAGTGACACAACGTTTAGATTGGTTGCTTGAGTTAGTAGATAATATTGTAGTAGGTAATAATGGCGATGGCATAATTGAAGTATCAGACGCAAGAGTTACATCAGATGGACAAAGAAAAGATACATTAAGGCAACGTGTAGATTATGAAGTAGATAAGTTATCACGTCTAGCAAGTTATGAAAACGATGGACTAATGACGAAAGAAGATAGGATAGAACTTGATTCTTACGTTACAATTAACCCTCTGCTATTAGCAGAATCAACTAAAATAGGACAAGACATAGCACCGTTAATTCAAAGAGCAATCGACTCTGTTGGTATTAATGGTGCTACTATTTTGATTCCAAACGGAGATTATAAGTGGGGTCAAACGGTCAACTTAGTATCAAATATTAAAATACAATTTGGCACACAAGCTAGAATCACAAAGACATTCAACGGTGACTTGTTCTTTGGTGCATCTAATGGTCAGGGATATGAGGCTGGTGTTAAAAATGTCACGATTGAAGGTGGACGTTTTATAGGTAATTTAGAAAAAGGATATTATCTTATTAGTACATTACACCATGCTTCATTTATCACAATTCGACATGTTGTGTTCTATCAAACGTCTACATCACATACCTTCGATTTACTAGGTTGTGAAAATATATTCTTTGAAGGTTGTGCGTTTATTGGCTTTAAATTGACAACAAACTCAAACCACAAAGAAGCCATTCAATTAGATCATAGTTATCGTCAAGGTGCAGGTAATAAAGACGACATTTCTTCTTATGATGGACTGCCCACTCGTAAGGTTACAATCAATGAATGTAAGTTCTTACCTATTAAAGATAGTAAAGGTAAAGTCGTATATCCTGCACCAAACATTACAGGACAACACAGAAGTATTATAGGTCAAACACCTAGTTGGATAACAATTACGAATAATGTTATGCGTGATGGTGTTGGTATGGCTACTACAAATGAATGGTTAGGTGGTTGGATACACTTTAGAGCAGTTAAACATTTAGTCATTACAGGTAACGAATTTACAGGTTTTAATACTAAAGGTGCTGCAAGGGTTATTCAGCTATATAGAACAACAAGCAACTTGATGATGGAAGATATAACACTATCTGCACCAACTGTTACGTTGTCCGTTCCTGAACCATTGGATAACGTTGTGATTAAAGACAATACCTTTAAAAACTTCAAAAGCACAACAGATAAATCACTTATCAATGTTAATGGTACGAAGTTTGAAGGTAATGATTACTTCTGTCGTTTTATTGAAATTACAGGTAATAACTTTGAAGGTAACGTACCAGTTGACTCAGTAAATGCTAATAATGTTGGACAGAAGTTAATCACGTTCAAATTAGTTAGACATTCATCATTAAATCAAAATACATCTCGAAAATGTAAAACATTCATTGATGTATCTAATAGTAATAGTATTTCGATTAATGGTAATAACTTCGAGAATATGAAACATACATGTATTTTAATTAGTTCGGCATCTAATGAAGGTATTAATAGAATGATTTCAATTACAGATAATAAAGCAGTGAAAGGTACAACATTTTTATGGTTCGATCGCACAGACGGTATCACGATAAGAGGAAACCAAGTGTATGATTTCATTGGTAAAGGTACAACTGGTTTAACATCTGCAATGGTTGGTAGAGATGAAATGTATAAAGTTCTGATTGCTAATAATACAATTGATGTGAACGATAAAGACTACATTGGTATTAGATTAACTGGAACTAAATCAAATGGTATTGTACAGGGTAATATGGTCGGTAATACTTTAAACCCAATCAGAATAATATCGGGTGCATTTATTTTAGAGAAAGACAATCTTGTATGGGATTAGGAGGATAATAAATGGCGATAAATAAAATAGCAAACTTAAAATTATATAATGAGCCTTATTTGAAACCTATTTCCGACATTGGAATAGGTTTTTATAATTTAGATATCAATACAGCAACACTCAATTTTCAAGTTACAAGAAATAATAAACCTATGTTGGTAGGAGAACCAAACACGACAGCTTATGCAGTATTTTTTAGTAAGAATGGAAGTCGTTCAGAAACAATGGACTTAGAAGTATTAGATGCTTTAAATGGTGTGTTGACGATTACATTACCAAACGACTTTTTACAAGCTAGCACTGAAACAGAAGTTGTGGGACAAGTATATTTGTCCCCTTCTAATAAAGAAGATACAGTCGTTTTAAATGAATTTACTTTTAAAGTAAAAGACGCGTTAATAAATCAAATAGATGCTGATACTAAGATTTCTTATATTAGAATGTTTGATGATTTGAAATCACGAATAGAGGCAAAAGTTCAAGAAATATTAGATGCTATAAAAGATGGTGTTGATTATGTACAACAAGTCAAAGATGCTGTCGCAGAAGCTAAGACTGATATCAATACAATCGTAAATAATGGGAAGTTAGAAGTTGAATCAATTGCAGATACTACAAAAGAGTCCATTGAGAACTCGATCACATCGTACAGAACAGAGATAACCGATATAGCAAACGGAAATATCGCAAATGTTAACAGTACAAAAGATGAAGCATTAGAAGAAATGAACGCGATTAAAACAGATATCACAAATAAAGTTGCTGGGTTTAAAACACAAAGTGAGTTAGAGAACGTGTTTTTAAAATTATCTGATGCCAACACTAACTACTTAACCAAAGAAGATGCAACAACACTATATGTTAATAAAAATGAGATGAACGATACATTCACTAAAGATTACATCACAACTAATTACTATACGAAAACAGATACAAATACAAAGTTTCAAACTATAACAAATGCTAATGAACAAAAAGAGTCAATCATGACGGAACTCAATACTTTAATTAATCAAGCTGTTACAACTGCCTTAAATAACGCATGGGAATCATTATTTATTGGTAATGCAATGATAACAGGTTCCACTTATCAACTAGCAGAAGGTACACAGTTTAATCAATATAAGACCATTAGGGTATTGCTTGATGATGGTTATAACGGTTCCAAATGGCATTATTTTAATCCGTCTGGACTCAATTTAATACAAGTAGGTACAACTAACTTGCATAATACTTTAGCAACTGCGCCAGTTATCATGGAGTTTGCGATGGATATATCCCAACAAACACAATTCACAATCACGAGAGATTTCGCGTATACACTCGCTGATGCTAAAGGTAATACAACAGCAAACAGATTTAAAATACTAAGAATTGAAGGGAGTAAAATTTTATGATCATACTAACGAATAGTAATAATGAAATTATTAGTTACTCTCTTTTAGGAGATATAGACGGTGGTATTTTAATAGATGAAACAACAATGCCAAAAGACTTCCTAAATTTGTTTAAACCTAAGTATTATCTATATCATGACGATAAAATTATAAAAAATTTAAATTATCGTGAAGAAGATGAAAACATTTCTTATCGTGATGTAGAAATGGAAGAACTAAAAGTAAGAGTCGATGAATTAGAAAATAAAGTAAAAGAACTAACACAAGGCACTGAATAATTTCAGTGTCTTTTTATATAAATAAATTACAGAGAGTGGGTGTCGTATTGATTGATGATTTATCAAATGAAGAACTTAAAGACCCAACTAAATTAAGGCTTGTCATTAAAGATATGAAAAGAAAAATGGATTATCTAAAGAAAGAATTAAAAAAAGTTGATGGTTATATTACGGAAGATGAAAAAGGTTTGAAGTGGATCGTTCATGATTTGATAGATGATGTTGAAACAGTGGATAAAAAATTAAATAGTTTATTAGAAGCGCAAAAAGACACCCGTAAAACGGTAAAAAATACAACCCTTTCTGCGAGTATAACTGTAATTGTATCAGCAATTATAGGTTTTGTACTCAAGCAATTAGGGATATGGTAGGTGATTTTAAATGAGAAGACTAGCGACTATAGAACAAATTAATATTCTTTACGCACCATACTTTGTAATAACATTATTTTTTGCTGATGATTTATTTTCTAATGAACAATCAGAATTATATAAGTCATTACTCAAAGTAATACCGAGCCAAAATGGGTGGTGCATATTCGCTTTAATCATTACGGTAATGTACGTCTTATCTATGTTTATAAAACATCATGGTATATCGATGTTTGTTAATGGATTAAGTGGGATATTTTTCACTTTAATATCTGTCACTTATCTATTCACATATCCGAATATAGGGCTAGCTATTTTCGCTTTAGTAGGTCTTAAAAGTTTCCAACAAGTATTCAAAATAAGTAATCAACACGAGCAAGAGAAAACAGAAAAATACAAAATAGAGATTAACGCTAAAGGCGCTATTCATGAATATGATAAGGAGGAAGTTAAATGAAACATTTCTTAGGTATTAACTGGAAAGTGAGAGCAAGCAATCCACACTTTTGGTTTAAGATATTCTTATCAATTGCAGTACCAATCGGGACATATTTTGGCGTAACAGGTAAGGACATCACAAGTTGGGGTGTCCTTTTTAATTTGGTGGGTCAAGCAGTATCAAATCCATATGTTATCGCAATGGTAGTAGTGTCGGTTTATAACTCGATTATAGATGATACCACAAAAGGCATAAAAGATAGTGAACAAGCACAACGATATACAAAACCAAGAAAGTCGGCTGAATGATCAGTCGGCTTTTTATTATGTAAAAATTTAAAGGAGTGTTATAAATGACTGCAACATTAACAAAAAATGAATTCTTAAAGTTTTTGAACACAACAATTGGTAAACAATTTGATTTCGACGGATATTATGGCTATCAATGTTTTGATTATGCCAATATTGGTTGGAATAAATTGTTTGGTCATGGATTAAAAGGAGAAAGTGCAAAAGATATACCTTTTAACGCAGAAAATAAAGAGAATTTTAAAAAGGAAGCAACTGTATATGAAAATACACCTTCGTTTAAAGCTCAACCATGTGACCTTGCAGTATTTGATAAAAAATACGGTCAAGGAGACGGTCATGTCGCATGGGTTATTAGCGCAACGTTAAATGAAATTTTCGTATTAGAGCAGAATTGGGAAGGTGGCGGTTGGACTGACGGAATTGAACGTGGTGGTAAAGGTTGGGAAACAGTAACAAAACGAACACACGCTTATGATTTCCCAATGTGGTTTATTCGTCCTAAATTTAAAGCAGAAACTGCAAAAACTGAATCGACTAAAAAAGAGAATACAACTAAGAAAAAAGGTAAAACGTTAAAATATAATCGTGATGAAGTGACAGGTTACAAGTTACCTAAACGCGGTTACAAGCCTAAAGGCGTAGTCATTCATAATGATGCTGGTAGTTTATCAGCTATGCAATATCATGACAGTTTAGTAAACGCACCACTAAGTCGATTAGAGAACGGTATAGCACATAGTTACATTAGTGGCAATACAGCGTGGCAAGCATTACCAGAAGGTCGTACAGCATGGCATACAGCCAATAATGACGGTAATACTAATTACTACGGTATAGAAGTGTGTCAATCAATGTCGGCAAGTGATAAAGACTTCTTAGCAAGTGAGCAATCAGCCTTTCAAGAAGCAGCACGTATGTTGAAGAAATGGGGATTACCTGTAAATAGAAATACAGTAAGATTGCACAATGAATTTTCTAGTACAGAATGTCCACATAGATCAATGAAGTTACATGCAGGTTACACATCAAGTGACCGTGCCCCACAATCAGTTGTGAATAAAACGAAAGACTATTTCATTTCACAAATTAAAGCTTATTATGATGGAGAAATACCAAAAGGTAGTACGGTAAAACCTAGCAAACCATCATCTAACACATCATCAGGCAAATGGAGTAAAAACCAATATGGAACGTGGTGGATGAAAGAGTCAGCTACATTTACTTGTGGGGGTAGTCCAATTATGGCAAGAGTAGGTTCACCATTCTTATCAGCACAAGAAGGTTACTGGTTCCAACCAGGTGGCTATGTTAATTATGATGAAGTATGTATTCAAGATGGACATGTATGGATTGGTTATACATTTAAAGGTGTCAGATACTACTTACCAATCAGAACTGTTAAGGGTACACCACCTAACCATGTTGTAGGCAGTTTATGGGGTACGATTAAGTAAATTCAAAACCCTATCTAGTTAATTCTAGGTAGGGTTAAATTCTTATATACTATAAATTTAACTTCATGTATTATAGATATAAAAACATGAGGTGCAGAGTAATGGGTTTCTTATTCGCAATGTGTGATAATTGTAACGCTATATATAATACTGGGATAAACATAACTAATAGTTCAGATATAAAAATGGAAAACAATTCTTTCGGTAAGTGTGATATTTGTGAAATTGGTAATGTTATGAGCGTTGATGGTTTATATAGTGAAATAGACAATGTCATGAGTATAGTTGCTATTGATGATGGTAAAGACTTAGAAAAGTTATACAGTATATTAAAAGGTGTTACTGAAGATACGAGCATTGATGAACTAGAAGATAAAATTAATGAAGAAACGCCACAATATAAAAACATAATAGATGTCGTAAGAAAGTGGAGTAATAAAAATGCTAATGTCATTACAGTAGCTAGTGTTCTTATTAATATATTATTTTTCATTTATAGCAATTTATATAATGATCCAAATGAAGACTATAAGAATATTATTGAAGAACAACAAAAAATGAATATTCAACAGCAGAAATTTATTGAAGAACAGAATAAAATTATTCAAGAAAACGAAAAAGATGATAAAGGGGAGTGATTAATATGTTCGACAATATATTTTCAACATTACCTTATTTGTCGACTATATGTTTTCTTATAGCTATATATGGCTATAATGTAAAAATCAGAGAATTAGAAAAAGAACTGGAAGAATTAAAGAATCAGAAATAGTTGAAACCCTAGCTTATCAAAAAGGCTAGGGTGTTTTTTATTTTTAATAGTTATAATCAATCTAATTTTATGCTATTATATATAAAAGTTTATATTAAGGGAGAATGTAAATGAAAAGATACATATTATTATTATTATTTTCTTTCATAGTTTTATTGAGTGGATGTGGAAAAAAGGACATTGAAAAAGAATTGGAAGGGACTTGGTATGACCAAGAGACGGGTGAAAAATGGTTTCGTATAGAAGATGGTCGGATGTATAAAACAGATAATAATGACGGTCAAAATTATAAAGTAGTTGATAAAACGAACGATTCAATTTCGTTACTATGGGAAAGCGAAAGAGGAGAAGATGTAGATTTAGAATCTCAATTTCATTTTGATTTTATTTATGACGATTATTCAGTTGCTTATGTAGAAGGTGATTTACATAGGTTAGACGGAGAGGTTCTATACGAAGAATCTATTACAGTTGAAAAGAAAACTAATTGGTTTGATAACTGGTTTGTATATGGCATATTCTTATTGTTAGCTATATTGTTCTTTGTTGGACTATATTTTGTTATGAGAAAACCAAAAGTTAGAAAAAAGTTAGGTTTAGATACCTGATTAAGTTACCAAATGGTTTACTGTAATTATCTTTTATAAAGGAGAATAAAATGAATCGAAAGATTAAGAATTTTTTGTATGATTTACTAATTTCATTTTTAATTGCATTAATTACTAATTTTTTAGTTTATATTTTGAGTTTTAAAGTTATAAATTTTGATTTTTTGATTAAATATAGATTTTATTTTTATTGGCTATTGTTGCTTTTGCTTATTTTAGTAGTCCGATTTGTTATAAAAAAATATATAGACAAATTACAGGATGATCCATCAGGATTTTTTGTAATACAAGATTATAAAGGGTCTACAAAAATGAGTTACTTAGGTTTCGAATGGCATGTTTTTTTTAATTATCTTTCAGAACCATGGAAGAATAATGAATTGGAAAAAATTAGCTTTAAAGATTTAAAAGAAGTTGAAATAGTTAAAGTTGGAGGACCGTATTGTCCAAATGATAAGAGGAAGATGAAAGATACTAGAACATATTGGGGATTTTATAAATATAAATGTCCCGAGTGTAAATACAAAAGAATATTACTTAAAAATCTTACTACTTTAGAAAATGATACTCTTGATAAAATTCGTTCTGAATTTAGATGA